TCCTGCAAGACCTGTTGAACATCACTCCATGAAGTGACCTGTACAGTATCTATGTTTTCCAAATGCGCCATATTCATGCGCTTAACGCCATTATCGAAATCCAATAATAACGGTTTCGGTGCGCTCAATGCCACTGTTGATTTTCCCATACCAGCCTGACCGTAAATCATCATCTTTACAGTGGTAGGAATTACTAATTCATTTGATTTTTTAATAAGACTCATAATCGTAAAATTTAAAGGGTTTATATTACTTTCATTCTATTCAAAAATCTATTGATCGACTCCAAATTGTACCAAATCATTTTTCCATCTTTGGCAAATGAAACCTGGGCGTTATTCCTAAGTTTATCAAGGTAATCAACGCTACACCCCAAATAAGCCATCGCTTCATCCTTATTAAGCCAAAGTTTCTGTACGGATTCAACCTTTCCTCTTTTCATATCATATCTTTCAGAAATTCTATTTTCTCTTCTCTAATCCATCTTGCCCTACGCATATCCGAATGGAAATCCTGATAAAACGTAATTGAAAACACACATAATAAACAACAGGCGATAACAGAACGGGTTATTGGTGGGAAATCCATAGTGAATTTCATGCCAGCCAAACGCTCATATAGCATGGTCGCCAGTTCTCTTCCATTTCTTACATGAAGAATCTCGAAAGCCTTCTGCAACTGGTTGTTTATTGTGCTCACAGCCCTGCATTTCAAATCGGCTATCTCCTTCTTCTCATACCCTTGTGCATACATTCGTGCCGTAATCTCGCATTCAGGTGTAAGTTCATTAAAAACTCTCCTCATAATCGTGTAAGTCGGCTGATTAATAATTGCGGATAACCTCAATATATCCGGCTTCCCTGTTAGTGTCCACCGAATACAACGTTTGCTCCTTGTCTATTATCCGGTCAATCCTTGCCAACCTGTTAAGATCAGCGGTACACCTGCGAAGCTGTCCGGCAAGCTTGTCGCTAAAGTCAAAGCTGATTCTGTCATTCTTCTTTTTCAGCTTTTTCTTGATTTCTGTTCTTTCTTTCAGTTCTTTTGCCATAAGAATAAAATTTAATTAATGATTCGTGGATGGTAAGGGAATCGAACCCCTCTCAATCGTGCCAATTGGTTGCACAGCACGAAGCTCTAACCGATAAGCTAACCATCCGATTAAAAAAGGTGCACTATCCTCACGGACGGCACACCCAGTACAAACATCAAAATAAAACACGAATATCTAATCTATTATCAGAACAATGCTTTTAACCGCATTCTTGAAATGATCAAACTTCTGTTGCAAATCACTCCAAGATTTATACCATGTTTTTTTCTCTTCAGCTAATTTTTCGTTAGCCTCTTCCAGTTCTTGCACACGCCTTACTAAATCTTCATGCGTCATGCCTCTTAATTCTTCCACTGTCATAATCGTATAAGTTTAAAACATCGTTAAAAAGGTAGGAGTCGAACCTACTTCTTGTAAGCCAGATGAATATAGAAATCAGAATATGAGTTAATACCAACAATTAATTGCTTACACGCATTCCAACAATGCTACTTCATAAATTACCGCCCGGCTGGTTTACAAGGTTATTGTGCACTCATACCCATGCGCCTTGTGCCGGATTTGAGGTCTACCTTTTAGCGGTATTACAATTTGTCATTTATTTCAACTCTTTATAAGAGATTCTTATTAGAAAAGCACATCCGGCACATATAACACCCATTATAGTGACAGAGAATATTTTCATAGGACTGTAAGTAGTGATAGCCCCGCAAAGCATACCGGCAGCGCATATACTAACCAATATGGATAAAATGAATTGGATTGTTTTCATAATCGTATAAATTTAAATAAGTACCTGTACCCTAATCGAATAGCAGAACCTTATTTCAGTTCAGTACAGGCTATATTGTCGAAAACAGTACGGACGCCTAACCCGTATGCCCACTGCTCAAAGACGATTCTTTGCGGTGTTTTCTATTAATTGTTAAACATTGCACAGCTCACAAGCTCCAACTTGCTTATGTGCGTTTGTTATCTTTGGTTGGCAAAAACGGCTTATGAATTACACCGTAATTGCTTTTACAGAATTTCAAAGAACTAATCAATAGTACCCTACCCGATTCTCGCTATCGGTTGCCGTTCAATCCGTCTGTAGGGCTGTCGTGCGTTGCATAATCGTGTATTATGCGTATCGGCTGATACCTTGTACCCGGCATAGAGCATCGTAGTCCATGCCATCATCTTCACAAGTTTCAAAACCTTTTAAGGCATCTTCCAAACTGTCTATCTCATCCGTTATCAACTGGATAGCTTCTTTTTTGCTATCAGCATTGAACATCAGGCAGACAGCCTCTTCATCATTGTTATGGGCAGCCTCTAAATCTTTATAAAGGCTATCCAACTGCTGGTTAATCGTGTAAGCATTCATATCCATATCTTTTATGCGATTGACATCAGATTAGCTTTTTTGAAGCATCTGAATTCTTGGCGTTCAGTATCATAGTAAGTCTGGACGGTATCATTCTTTTTTCTGTTGTCAGTACCAGTGATGGCAGGCATCAGCTTTTCATTTAGTGTACCGTATGCCTCACGAACGGAACCGTCCACTTTTTTGAAGTAGAACTTCACTATCTTCTTTTTCATCTCACCTTTCAACTTCAAGTTAGCCCAAGCGACCTTCATTGCTTCGCTCATGGTGTAGCCATTACGCTTAACGAACTGCCAAGCAAGGCTCATTACTTCGTGTAAAAATTCTCTTGTTCTCATAATCGTGTATTTTAATATGTTTATACTATTTGAAATCTGAATTAATCTTCGTTTCTTTGTATCAGTTTAATTTGATAATGCAAATATACTATCAATCTTGATATAGTATATCATTTTTGATTATTATTTGTGTTAATAATATCTAATTTGATTAATCTAAAATGATAACATTAAGACAAATAATTAGAAATCAAGGTGTTACAAATAAAGTAATAGCTGATGCGTTAGGCATAGAATCTACCAATATAGGTAGATATGATGATTTATCTAAAAGAAGACTATCAGAATTGATAATCATATCTAAAGCCTTGGATATGTCTCTAGGCGATCTTGTCCAACAGGCAATGGCTGATGAGATTGAACTAGGAGATGTTACGATTATCAATAAGCCTAAATATATAGAAAGGATAGATGAAGAAGGCATAATTAATCTATATGACATTGAGGCTGCCGCAAATTTGAAATCTCTTTTGGTGAACAAAGACCAAAACATACTAGGAAAGATAAGTATCCCCAACATACCGAAATGTGACGGTGCTGTATATGTCAAAGGAGATTCTATGTATCCTTTATTGAAATCGGGAGATATTATAGCTTATAAAGAAGTTCCCGTAGAAATCCAACACATTTTTTATGGGGAAATGTATTTGGTTTCAATAGATGTAGAAGGTGAAGAATATCTAACTGTAAAATACATAAATCAATCTGAAAAAGGAGGTGATTGGATTAAGTTGGTAAGTTACAATCAGCACCATCAACCCAAAGATTTTCCTTTGGCATCAGTTAAGGCACTAGCTTTAGTAAAACTAAGCATTAGGATGAATACGATGAAATAAACGCCATGAGTTTCAACCAATACACATGGGACCTATATAAACAGACCACAATCGGAATAGAGATGATAAAATACTTTTCCGATGCGGGAGGATATGTTTTATTCAAGGATTATTGTCCGTACGCTAATTTCATACCAGAAGATTTATATAACGATTGGTTGGAGAATATATATTGCTACGGTGTATCAGATTATGACCATCCCAGCTCATTGGAAGAAGCAAAAGATTTATACATTTCACTTATCACATTAGGCATAAGGGTAGAAGGGCAACAATGGCTTCCTGCTAACGACTTCAAGAATATGCTTGGGATTATCCAGCCGATGTCCTATGTCTTATCACAGTTCGCCCCAGAATATTTCTTCCCGTACCTGTTCCTTTGCCGAATATTCGAGCTGAATAAAATAGCGGATTTCTTTAACATAGACCTCCCCAATATTCCCAAAAGAACTGATTACAAAGGAAGGTGCATGTATTATTGGGAACTTTGCGAGGTGTTTTATTTGTTCAGAAAAGAAAATGGACTATCTCCAGCAGATCTATGGTCTTTCCTATACGACTTCGCACCCAATAATCTCCCAAGCGAGAAAATAGACATGCCCAAACCGTCACAAGTCTGGTTCATTGGCGGCAGGTTATACCAAGAAGATAAATCCTTAGAATCGAAATTCTGGCAGTCAAGCCCCGAAACAAAGAAAGGGGATATTCTTGTTCATTACGAAACGTCCCCAATCAGTGCAATCACTTGCATAGAGATATCGCTTACGGATGGCGTAATAGACCCTCTATTCCGATACTACGGGTGTATCTATATTGGGAATAGAATAAATATTCCTCACATTACTTTGAAAGAACTACAAACTGATGAATATTTTTTCAAACACCCACTTGTTAGAAAAAACTTTCAGGGAGTAAATGGTTGGTCGGTTAACAGTGAGAACTATTCAGAGTTACTTCGGATGATAAAAACAAAAGGATTTGATATAGAGGTTTTGCCAAAATTGTATGCCCCAACCTTGCCCAAAGACGTAATTATAGAGTACGAACATGATGTAGAACAGCAATTGCTGGAACCATTGCTTAACTCTATGGGATGGTATGAAAACAAAGACTTCATCCGGCAGTTACCAATCCAAGCAGGGAGAGGACATAGGATATTCCCAGATTATGCGTTACATTATGGCAATAAACCAAATGAGGAAAGGGCAAAAGTGTTGATTGAAGCCAAGCTGTGTATGAGGAATAACAAGGAAAGAGAAGAAGCATATTTGCAAGCGCGCTCATACGCCCGATTACTTAATTCTTCTGTGATTGTTTTATGTGATAAGGATTACCTGATTGTTTATGAGAAAAAAGACAGCTTCGACCGGGACAGATACAAGAAATACTGTTGGGGAGATTTTGAGAATCCAGATACTTTCAACGAATTAAAGAACAAACTAAATATTTGAAATTATGAAAAGAGGAATAATACTATTTTTTTCTTTTTTATTTTCTTGCTTGTTAAATGCTCAACTTTCCATTCAGCAAGATACTATAAGATATGTTATGGCAAATCTAAATTTGAGAGAAGCTCCTAATACAACCTCTGCTATTATTACTCAAATACCTAAAGGCACTCAAGTTACCATAGATGAAGACTGTGAATGTAAATGGATTCCGGTAAACTATAATGGATACATAGGATATGTTTCGACAAAATACCTTTCAAAAGAAAAAATTGAATGTACTACTACATACAATAACAGTACATCTATTAAATATTATACAAATTCAAAGGGAGAACGAGTACAATCTCCAACTTATTATAATTCCGCGCCTCCTGGAGCAACAGCTTTATGTAGAGATGGAACATATAGTTTTAGCAAAAGCCGTAGAGGAACATGCTCACATCATGGTGGAGTTGCAAAATGGCTAAAATAACAAATTAGACACACAAGATTATGATTGACTTTCTAACCATCATACTCCTAATATTCGGAGTTTTACAAATTATTCTCTTCTTCAAAGTATGGGGAATGACAAACGACATCAAAGATATAAGGAACAAGTATCTCAAAGACGAGGATGAGAAACAAAGAAAAAACACAGAGCATGACGCTATAACCAAAATAAGTGGCGGTTCCAAACCAACAATATAAGCCGGGCATCATTTCCCGGCTTTTTCTTTTCCAAACACATAGTCAATCACTCTCCTATTGGCATCGTCCACCTTCTTCTGATCGAATTTGATATAGATACTAGTAACATCAGAACCAATCTCATGTCCTAAACCGGCAGATATAGTTTCTTTAGGTATATCAAGTTCCGCTGCCAATGTAGCCCATGAATGCCGAGCCCAATATGTGGACAATTTTGGGAAAAGAGGATTTCTGATCTTTTTCCCCCTTTTCAAAATAGAGACCTCACCTATTTGTTTCAATGCTCTGTCAATGCTAGTAGTAAAACTAGTATAATTACTACGGTTATCCATAATATTAAGCAAGTATCTATCACCTTTATATTTATCCAGTATAGATTGTGCCTCTGGCTCCACTTTTATAGAAAACAATTTTCCTGTTTTGTGCCTGTAATATTCAATACGCCCATTCATCAGATTATCTTTAGTGAGAAAAAGCAAATCCTCAAGGTTGATGCCTATTAAGTAAAATATAAGCATAAAGATATCACGGTAAAACTCCAAATATTCTTCACATGGATAATTTTTCAACAATTTCAATTCATCAATCGTCAAACTCCGCTTCCTCGTTTGTTCCCTCTTGATTTTAAACTTCCTGAATGGATAAAGAGTTGTCACTTCTTCATCAATAGCATAATTAAAGACAGCCCTGATGTTTTTTAAATGTGTGCCTATATAATTAGTCATATATCCTTTATCCACCAAGAACTGGTTAAAGGATGTCAGCCACTTTCGGTCTATTGTCTCAAAGGTAGGAGCGTCATCAAATTCAACTATCAGTTTCCGTGTATTTATATAATTATCCTTAGTGCTCTTCTTATCCTTCAACGAGATATATTCGTCATAATAACGTAAAAAGTCACATGAAGTAACAGGCTTTAATGAAATAATATTAGAAAGGTGTTCTTTAAGCTGCTTGTCGGACATACCTTTCAGTTTACCCCCCAGCAACAGCAATTCTGATTCTAGGAGATTATATTTGCTACGGAGTGCCATATTCTTCACTTTATAGTTGGGTTCTTTTTTCCCATACTCACCATTATCCCATGTATTAACATTTGAATACATTCCTGACGATATAAAAAAAGCCTTATTATGATATATTCTGAACTTAACAGGATATACATCAGACGAGTTTTTCTTCCTCGTATCCAAGTAAATTGATAATACTGCCATAATATTTATATTTAAGTTGCACATAAGTTGCACACAAATATAAATAAATAACCCGAAATAACCTCTTATAACAGACTATTATAAAAAAACAAGATACAGATAAACAGTGATATAAAACTATAAATCATTGTTATTCAATCCCAGGCAACAGTTCTTCCTGAATATTTGTCATGCTTCTCCACAAACTATACCGTGCTTCAGGATTCATTTTTTCTAGAGAATATAAAACATCTTTCATATTTGAACGATTCGACAAACTTTCATAAGGACAATTTTTGATCTGTTTACGAAAACCGAGGATACGTGCCATTTCAATTAAATCCGCTTCATGTACCAAGCACATAGGACGAATAATTGTCATCTCAAATTTACGCATCACTAATTTAGGAGGCATCGTACTGAACGCTCCCTGAAAAGTAATATTCATCAACAAAGTTTCCAAGATATCATCCATATGATGTCCTAAAGCAATCTTATTGCACCCTTGCTCCTTTGCCACCGTGAACAAAGCTTTTCTCCGA